GTTTCAACGAATTTTCCAGCGTGACGGGTACCAAGTAGCGTACACAGGTCACCATTCTTTCGCGTCGCATTTGCGAGGTATCAGCACGCGGGCGGGCGCCTACGTAGACACCGAGTCAGCCATGGGTTTGTCTACGGTGTACGCATGTGTGCAGCGCATCAGCAGCACGATCGCGCAGCTGCATCTCGACGTCATGCGCCGCACGGAGAACGGCGTGCAGGTCAGCGTCGGTCACACCATTCAGGACCTCATCAGCGTAGAGGCAGAGGAAGGATACACAGCATACGACTTTTGGCAGACGTACGTGGCGAACATCTTGATCTACGGCAAGGCGTACGCCATCATCAAGCGCCTGCCGAATGGCGACCCGTATGAGCTTTGCATCGTTAACCCCAAGTCGGTCAAAGAAAAGATGGTTGACGGTGAGGTCATGTACGAGGTCAAAGACCGTGGCGTCTACATGCATGCCGATATGTTGCGCGTTTGCAACTTGTACGGACAAAGCCCGATTGAATTACACCGCGAGATGCTCGGACTGGCGAAGGCAGCGCAGGACTTTGCTGCTGAGTTTTTTGGTAGCTCAGGCAATATGACAGGCATACTGTCCAGCAATGAGCCACTAAAGAAAGAGCAGATTGACATCATTAAAGACAGCTGGAATAACAGCGGCGACCAGCTTGGCACTAAGCTGCTGCCGTTTGGATTCCGCTACGATCGCATTGCAGTTGATCCTGAGAACGCCAGCCTGACGGAACAGCGCGACTTTTTAAATCAAGAGATTTGCCGAATCTTTGGCGTACCGCCGAGCCTTGTAGGTGTGCAGTCGAATGTGACGTACAGCAACACGGAGCAGCAGGCTATCCAGTTTGCCAAGTACACCATTGTACCATGGACTCGGCAGATAGAGCAAGAGATGAACTGCAAGCTGATTGCACCTGACGAGCGCCTCACGCACTTCACGCGCTTTGACCTTGCTGACCTTTTGCGAGGCGACAGCGTGAGCCGCGCCCAGTATTATGACACGCTTGTCAAGGCGGGCATCATGAGCATAAACGAAGCACGCCGCACGGAGGACATGAACAGCGTACAAGGTGGCGACGCGCACATGGTCCAAGTCAATCAGATTGCGCTGGACAAGCTCGACGAGTACAGCACTAAACTCAGCAGCGGTGTCTAAGGACTATCCAGATAGCGCAGTGAATAACGCCAAGCGTGCGCTCAAGTACGCTGAGGAAAACGGTTGGGGCAGCTGTGGCACGCCAGTCGGTAAGCGCAGAGCCTCGCAAATCGCGAGCCGCTCTAATCTGTCGGACGATGTCATCAAGCGTGTCTATAGTTTCCTAAGCCGCCACGCACAGAACGCTGACGTACCATACGACGAAGGCTGTGGCGGTTTGATGTATGACGCTTGGGGCGGCAAGTCGATGCTGCCGTGGGCCAAGAAAAAAGTAGAACAAATGGAAGAAAAGAATGAAAGCCAGCTGTCAGAGCTGCGCAACAAATACGGCGAGAACGTAGAGCTACGGACCGCAGAGGTGCGAGCCGCTGGCGACGATTCGCTGGTCATCGAGGGTTATGCTGCCAACTTTGAGCAGCGCACGGACCTCGGATATTTCAAGGAAGAAATTGCACGCGGCGCCTTTGACGACGTCATGGAAGACGACGTTCGGCTGCTGCTTAATCACGAGGGTGCACCGATGGCACGCACCACGAACGGCACGCTAGAGTTGAGCATCGACGACACGGGCCTCAAGTACCGTGCAGCTTTGGCCGATACGCAGGACGGGCGCGACCTTTACAAGCTGATCAAGCGCGGCGACATCTCGCAGTCATCCTTTGCCTTTACTATTGCCGAGCAGGAGTGGAGCGAGGACCGCAGCACACGGACCGTGACGAAGATGGCGCGACTGCTGGACGTGTCGCCAGTGACTTATCCAGCGTATCCAACGACGACGGTGGCGGCGCGGCAGATGGCAGAGGTCAAGCCTGAGCCAGTAGAAGAAGTACAAACGAAATCAGAGGCGCAACCTGAAAAGCAGGAAGTGCGTACCTTTGAGCAAACAGCGGAGAGTAAGCCCGCAAAACAAATAAAGATTATGAATTTTCGCAACTCAAATGATGCGGCCCGCTACATCTCTCAGCTGGAGGACAAGTTGGCCAACATCAATGCCCTCGCAGAAACCGAGGAGCGCGCGTTGACTTCTGAGGAATTGGAAGAGACGCAAGACATCCACAACAAGCTGGAAGCCGCTGAACAGCAGCGCGACGGTTTGGCAAAAAACGAACAGCGCCTCAAGGCTCGTGCGGTTGCACAAGATGCCGTTGTACGAAGCGACAAGGAGGCAATCAAGGCAAACGCCAAGTTTGACTTTGGTAAGGCTTTGCGCGAAGCTGCACACGGTGGCGTGACTGGCCTCGAAAAAGAGGTGATGCAGGAAGCACGATCAGAGGCAAGCGCCTTGGGTCTTGGCTTGCGCGGTGACTTCAGCATTCCTCAGTCAATGCTCATCGAGGCTCGTAACGTATACGGCACCGATTCATCTTTGGGCGATGTTGACTCAGGCGTTACAACTGTAGCCACTGAGGTAACTGCATTGGTTGGCGCTTTGCGTTCTAACTCAATCTTGGCAGCTACTGGAGCTACTCAGCTCAATGGCTTTGTTGGTGACATCAAGATGCCATCACTGCCAACTGACGCGGCCAAGGAGCCAGCAGAAGGTGCAGCTGTTACATCTAACAGCGGCGCGATGGGTTCACAGACCTTGTCACCATCTCGCATCGCACAGCAGATGATTGTGACCAAGGAGGCCATCAACCAAACCAACGGCAACATGGCGTCTGTCATCGCTGCTGACTTTGGCCGAGCTATTGCCAACGTTCAAGACAAGATTGCTTTGAATAGCATTCACGGTACAGGCGGCTCTACCGCTTTGGCTGGTAAGACAGGTACAGTTGTGTTGGGTACTGAGACAGGTACGAATGACTTGGCTGCAACTACTGCTGCTGACATCCGCGACTTGTGGGCAGAAATCACTGCAAACGGTGCAGAGAACAACACACAGTTCGTTGCTCATCCATCTGATTACGCTTTCTTGATGGGCCTCGCTAACGTGAGCGCTGTAAGCTCTTTGGTTGAGAACGGTCAAATCTTTGGCTACAACGTACTGTCCAGCGGTTCTGTTCCTTCTATTGACGCTGGTGCTCTCTACGCATCTGAGTTGATTGAAAATGGTGCAGCTGACGTTGCACTGGGTGCAGCTACTGGTTGGGACGCTTTGCGATTCGTTTACTACGGAGATTGGACGGATATGTTCTACGCTAACTGGGGCGGATTGGACGTGACGTTGGACATCTTCAGCGGAATCTCTGAAGGCACAGTTAAGATTGTAGTTGATACTTTCTTTGACGCTAAAGTCCGACGTGCAGGCAGCTTGGGTGCATTGCCATTCGCTGCTGCAAACATCTTGGGCGCTGACTCGTAAGAGTAGATTGATTGAATCAGAAAGGGCCTCGCAACCATGCGGGGCCTTTTTTTTATCTTGCACCCATGTACTACACTTTAGAGATTACTGGCGCAGCTGCCGAGTCCAGCATCGTCAGCACCGCCGACCTCAAGACATTCCTGCGCGTAGACCACAGCGACGAAGACACGCTGATTGAGGCGCTACGCAGCGCGGCCATTGAGTACGTGCAGAATTATTGCAACGTGCAGCTGGGCGACGTCACGGCGGTCATGTATCTCGACGAGTTCCGTGGTACGTGGGAGATACCCGTGGGACCTGTGCGCAGCATCACAAGCATCGTCTACAACAACACGCCCAGCACGACGCTCACCTTGGCGACCTCGCAGTATTACACGGACCTCAAGCGCAAGCCCGCACGCATCACCACCATATCACCACCGACGGTGCACCCAGATACCAGCAACGGCGTGCAGGTGACGATGGAGTTGGGGTACCTTGAGGCCGAGGTGCCAGACGGTTTGATTCACGCCATCAAGCTGCTGGTGGCACACTACTATGAGAACCGCAACATAGTTGTGGTGGGTACCAGCACGAGCGAGGTGCCTAACCTGATTCACAGCTTGCTGAATCCTTACCGCGTAATTTCTGACCGATGAGAATAGGTAAGAGCGACCGACGCATTACGGTGGAACGATACACCACAAGCACGAACGCATACGGCGAGCGCGTGCAGACGTGGAGCACCTTGCTGACCGTATGGGCCGAGCTGATGAAGACGGGCGAAGGAATGACCGAACGCATCACTACGGATCAGGACATGCCCGTGCAGCGCGTGCGCTTTAAGATTCGCAGCAGCAGCGACAGCAGAGGCATCAAGGCTGACGACCGCGTGCTGTACAATTCGAAGTATTACAACATACAAGGCATTGAGGAGGTTGGCCGACAGGACCAGCTTGTACTGCTTTGTCAAATAACTGGCACCTGATGGCACGCGGCAGCTTAGAAATGAAAGGCGCAGGTACTGGCTTTGAAGGTATCGGCGTAGACGTCAAGCCGCTGATGAAGCAGCTGGAGCACATGCGCAAGCAGATAGCTGACAAAAACGTGCAGCGACGCATTCACCGCGCTGTGGGTAAGGTGTACAAGGACGAGATGCAGAACAACATCAAGGACGCGCGTGAAGTTATTCGCATTCGTCGAGGCAAGCAAAAGCCGCTTGACATTCCGATCGGCACGCTAAACCGTTCGGTACGCGTCTGGTTGATTGACAAGCAGGCCAATACTTACTGGGTTGGTCCCCGCGTAGGGCGTCGCATGCCGCTTGATTCTGACGGCTGGTTTGCTAATATTGTAGAAGGCGGTGACGGCAAGTTTGGTGAAGGCAGAAACAAGGGCGTCTTTGAACGCTCGATACGTAACAAGCGCAACGAAGCATTCACAATGATGCGAACGAAGTACCAGAAGGCGATAAACAAGGCAGCAAAAGCAAAGAAGAAATGAACGCAGGAAAAGCAGTATACGGAATTTTGAGCGCCAACACTGGCGTCACTGACATCGTAGGCACGCGCATCTTTCCAGAGATTGCAGAGCAGGAAGCGGTCACGCCTTTTGTTATTTACCAGCTCCAGAGCGTAGCGCCAGAAGACACGCATGATGGACCGTCCAAGCTCGACGAGGTGCGCTTTGAGTTCCTGTGCTATGCCGACAGTTACAACGCGGCTGCTGACTTAGGGGTAGCGGTCCGTGCTGCACTGGATCGCGTGAGCGGAACGTACAACGGCGTGAACGTGGAGAGCGTGCAGTTTAATGACATAGACGTAGACATTGAGTACG